GCAAGGACTTTACGTCCGGTGTAGGGTCGGGTGATAAATGGCCCGATGCCGATGCCGCGTACTGGACTTACTCCACCTCAACCAGTAAGTTCACTAAGCTTGTGTCCGGCCTGAATGCTGTTGTCCCTACAGGGACTATCAGTGCCGGTGTGCGAAGCGGTTATCTGCCCGACTCGGTGCAAGTGTTTTACATTCGCGTGGCGGGTGAGAATCGCGCACTGATTGTTAACGGTGCGGATCCGGATGAACTTGCAGAAAATCTCCGCGACGAGATCATCTCTATCCTGCAGGAGAAAGATCTTGACCAATATTATAATGTCGAAGCGGTTTCTACCGGCTCTGAGTACTCGGCAGGTGTCTACGCACCGAACAACGGATATCGGGTGATTAATAATCTCGTGTCGAGTCACGGCTCGCCCTTTATCCGTCCGGATATCAATGATATCGAACTGACGGGGACTGTTGCCGTTGCCGGTGGCAATGTCACTGGTGTCGGAACTTTGTTCACACAAGAACTCGGTGTGGGGAGTGTGCTTGTGGCTGGTGGAACTCGGTTCACCGTAACCACGCTTACTAGCAACACCGCAATAGTGGTGACTCCGGCCACCGTCACCGTGACCGCCGGTACCAAAGCCTATGTTGATAAATCGTTTGCCAACGGCTTCTTCTCGCACGACTACATTCTTAAGGTAAAGATTACCTCCAAAAATGGGATTGTAAGCCCGGTACTTTCGGGGACTAATCGCCAAGGGCTTATTGACGAGAATGTGGTCAAGCTGACGTCTATTGATGAGAACGTAGGCTACGCGTCTTACAAAATGTCCGCCCAAGCCAAAGCTCAAGACTTTGTATATGCCATTGAAAAAGGTATGGGCGGTGAGTACTACGCTCCCGGGTTCTTGTTTGCCCCTGAGGCATATAGAGAGCTTGCGTATGGGGCAGGCTCGGACCTCGCATCCAAGAGCGATGCGGCTGGCGAACGCCTGAAGGTCACACAGACGCTTGTGGCGGCTGCCGAAGGGCGTTTCGGCACCACCGAAGGTATTACAAACACCCAGCATATGGCGTTGATCGATTGCGGGGGGGATATTGAAAACGTGTCCGAAGCGCAAGATGAACTCAGCCTTATTAAGCGTGTCGTGGGCGTTCCCTTCGGGCATGCCGCTTACTTTGCACCGTACCTTCGTAATACGGACGATCGCTTCGTGCCCGCAAGCGGTTACGTGGCCGGTATCGCGTCCAGTCGTTACATCAACGAAGGATTCCAGCAGCCCCCTGCCGGTTCTCGTTACCCGCTGCGCGGCGTAAACGATGTCAAATTCAAAATCAGTGCTCAGCAGCAAGAAGTTACTTACGCCTTGGGTCTTAATCCAATCCGTTCGCTTCCTAACCGTGGAATTGTGGTCTGGGGTTCTCGAACTCTGTCCAGTTCTCCGCTGTTCCGCTTCGTCAATACCCGCGTAATCCTCAACGCGTTGATTGATGTTATGAATCGCAGCTTTGATGACATTCTCTTCGAGAGTATTGACTCTGCCGGTACGGTGTACAGCAAAGTAAGTTCGATTGCGACACAAGTCCTAAACCAGTTCTATAACCAGGGCGCGTTATTTGGCTCTGTACCCGAGCAAGCTTATCTCGTGGTTTGTGGTGATTCTAATAACTCTCCCGAACTTCTCGAGCAGGGTACTGTTCGAATGGATGCTTATGTCGCGACAAGCCCGACCCTTGAAAGGCTTGCTATTACGATTGTTCGCACGCCGCTTGGTCAGGTATCTCTCCTGAGCGATTCGTTCAGCCGGAACGGTGAAAGGTTCGACGCCTTCTTACGGGCGACCAACCTAGGCGTGTAAAGCAAAGTATATGGCCAGACGTTTTAAAGGTCAGTTAGGGGGTGAAGAGGTCTTAAACGCCTCTTCCCCTTTGACAGAACAACAACCCAAACGGGTTGTTTATGTCGAGCTGTTCAGGTCCGGACCGCAGATTAGTTCTACGGGCCAGAAAATGGTATTTGAGGAGGGAGATCTTGATCAGGTTGTCACTAGCTACAACCCGAACAAGCACGAAGCTCCTTTAATTATCGGACATGAGCAAGATGACGCGACCCCGGCCCTTGGCTGGGTTCGTGAAGTCTGGCGCAAAGGTAAGTCGCTTTGGGGCAAGGTCGAACTTACCCCCAAAGCTGAAAGGCTTATTCGTGACGGCGTCTTTAAAAAGGTAAGTAGCTCGTTCTATTTGCCCGACGCTGACACCAACCCCGCTCCGGGCAGTCTATGCCTGCGCCACCTCGGACTTGTGTCCATCCCAGCGGTGAAAGGTCTTACAGCCTTTTCCGAAACTAACCCCGAAGGCTCGATCACAATAACTCCAAGGGAGTCTTCTATTTCATTCCAGGAAACTTTTTCTACTATGGCTAAAAGAAAAACCGAAGCCCCCCAACAGCAGGTTGTTGACCACGCCGACGGGAAAGGCATGACGATTAATGTGAACATCAATGGGATGGGGCAAGCGGATACCGCGCCCACTGAAGTTGATGACAGCGGTATTGCTACTCAGGCGAGTGGCTCGCCCGCTCCTTATGACATGGAGTATGCGGACGGTATGCTGCCCGAAACTCCTATGCCCGGTAGCGCTGATCCCAGCCTCCAACGAACAGACATGGTCGAAGGGCCTGATGGTGAGGAGATGGGCGATGAAGGTGATGGTGAAGGTGAGCCGTTGCCTGAAGATGGCGAAGGCCCAGGTGGTGAAGAAGGCGAGGGTGATATGCCGCCCGCCGAAGGCGCCGATGTCGAAGACATGTCTGGTGATGACGACGAGCAAGTTGCCTCTGAACTCGCCTCGCAATACACCGAAGAACAACTGATCATGGCGCTGTATCAGCTTGCTCAGGGCTCGCAAGAGATGGGCGAAGGGATGATGCCTGGGTACTCTGAATCTAAAGATCCAGAGGATAGTGTTGCCGAGTTTTCTGAGACGAAGTCTCAGGATCCGCTCGCCGAGAAAGTCGCCCAACTGGAAGAAGAGCTTGCTGCTCAGAGGCGGCTTATGCGCCAGAAAGAGATTACAGATTTCTGTGAAAACCTTTACGAAAAAGGACAACTTACCGAGCAAGTCGTCCCGATTAACGACTTGTCCCGGTTCATGGAAACCTTGAATTCCAAGAACAACGTGAATTTCAGCGAGGCGGGCAAAGCTACTCAATTCGACTTCATGAAGTCGATGCTTGAGAAACTCCCGGCCATGGTCTCGTTCGAAGAAGTGGCGCCTGCCGCTACAGCGCCTAAAAAGCCTAAGGCTCCTCGCCCCAGCGCTGACGGCTATGTGTTCGATCAGCGTAATGCCGAGATCCATGCCAAGGCAGTGGAATACTCGGAAAAGAATGGCACGGACTACATGTCCGCCATCAAATTCGTCCTCAATAACGAGGACTGATCACGTATCGGTGTAACACGGGGGCTTACGCCCCCGATAGATATTCAAAAAAGTAAAATATATTTACTTAATATCTATACCCCAGGTTACATAAACCGAAACCAATTGTCTAATAACCCCCTAACTTAAGGAGATTAAAATACATGGCGAAAGATCCTCGCTATATGTCGTTTGATCACCAGTATGTCGAGACCGTGACTGTCACTAACAGTACCGCCCTCACTAATGGTATTGAACGTTGTCGTTTTGTTAAGCGCGATGGCGCTTACCCCTCTGCTGGTGGCTATGCCGCTGGCGTGAACATCTTTAAGCTTTATGGCCAAGGTGTTCTTTCTGAAAAAGGCTATCAAGTTGAAGATGCAACTCTTACTCAACTGACTGGTACCCTTGGCATCGCTACCACCGGAGTTATGACCGGTGTTACTACTGAGTTTGAGACTGAACTCGAAGTCGGTACCACGATCCAAGTAGGCGGTCAGCTCTTCCGAGTGATGAGCATCGCTAGTGACCTTAGTGCGACTGTGGCTCCTGCCCCGGCAACCGCTGTTTCCACTGGCACCAGCGCCTTTATCTGGCCTGGCACCTACGAAGGTCAAAGCAATCCTTCGACTACCCCCCGCAAGCCTGGTGTCTTCCCTTATCAGTCCCTGATGAGTGTTGTGACTACCGGTATCGCCATTGTGGAAGTGGATTCGACCTCTACTTTTGCTGTGGATAGTGCGGTGTACTCGACTACTTCCGGTACTGCTTCTAGCACTGCTGGCGGAAAGGTTGTGCTCGGTCGTTGCCTCGATGTTATCAGCGCCGCTGGTGCTGGTCAATTCATCCGCGTGAAGCTTGGCAACGAAGCTGGCGCACAAACTAACTGATAAGGAGAGTTAACTATCATGATGAATTTAGATCAAGTTAGGATCATAGATCCTATCTTAACCCAAATCGCCCAGGGTTATCGTAATACAGAAGGTGTGGCGACCTTCTTTGCTCCTGCAGTTAGCATGTCTGTAAGAGCAGGTAGAACGCTTGTGTTTGGCAAGGAAGCCTTTGCCGCGCAGAGTTTCTTACGTGCTCCTGGTACCAATATCACGAAAATCAGCAACGAGTTCGGAACTCGTAACTTCTCGCTTCGTCAAGAAGCGATTAGCTGGCAGATCGCCGAAGAAGTTGCTGCTGAAGCTAAGAATGGTGCTGCTGCTATTGACCTGCGTGCATATGCAGCCAAGGATGCAGCTAACCGTCTGATGCAGAGCTGGGAAATTCAAGTCTCTGAAAAGGTGCTTGATATCACTCAATACGAGTCTGGTAATGTGCTCGATCTCGCTACTTATAACAGTGGTGCTGATCAGTTCAATAGCCCAACTTCTGACGTTGAAGTGCTGATTGACGAAATGCGTGAACAAGTAAGATCACAAATCGGTTGCTATCCGAACAAGATGGTGATCTCTCCTGATGCGTTTAACGCCCTCAAGCGTAACAAGCGTATTCGTGACTTCATGCAACGTGGTGTTCTCGTTAATGAGAAAACTCTTGCTGAGATCTTTGGTATCGACGAGATTCGTGTTGCACGTCGTCTTAAGCTCAATCAGGATACTAATGCGCTGGAGAATATCTACAACAACGTGGCTATTCTATTCTATCACCCGTCTCAAGCGAGTGATGGCTTTAGTCCGGCTATGGACGCCAACTATGGTAATCCTGCATTTGCGTATACCTACACGCTTTCAGGTTATCCCATCTCTACGCCGGAACGTTTTTCCGTGGACCGGAGGGTCTTTGAAGGTGACATCCTTGTCGAACGCTCTTTTGAGCTGGTAGGTATGGGTGAAACCGGCAGAGTGGGTGCCGGTGCCGTCTTTCTTAACCCTGTTGGTGAGTCTGCCTGATTAATTGACTAATCAGATAGCTATCCCGTCAGAAATGACGGGATTTTTTAATATACGCCAACCTTTATACTGAATTAGTTTTTTATTGGATAATTGAGAAAGAGAACTTATATTTAGCTTTTGTTCGGGGAACATTTTACTCAACTCTGATATAGATTTTCCCCGGACTTCGCCACAAATGCTGTGAAACCAGTCTATTGGCTTGTATTTAGGATACTTAGATACAAACTTAGGGTTGCCACCCTCTTTGTTATAAATACTCCACCCTTTGTGCTGGGAAATTTCCCCTAAGCTTAGTTTGTTTAGACAAGACCCATTCAAATTTTGGTCAGGGAAAATACTTATAAGCTCTCTGGTATTTTTCTGGAGAAAAATTCCGTGCTCCGGATGGTACCAGTCCACGGGTTTGTAGCTTTTGCGCTTTTTACCTTTAGATTCTAATAGTTTCCAACCTTTATGGGATAAATTCTTTTTATTAGACACGCCGGATAAAGCGCTTACGCTAAGATTTTGATCAAAAAATTTATTGACCAATTCTGTGACAGAGAGATTATAAATCTCCCCATGGTCTATGTGCCACCAGTTCCTCGAAATGTGATTTTTTCTCCTGTGCTGTTTATTTTTATTCTCCAATTTTTTCCACCCCTTATGGTTAGTTTTTTCTCCCCTATAAACTGAGTCTAAACATCTAATATTTAAAAACATTTCCGGGAACATTTCGCTCAATTCCCCCGAAGACTTTTGAAAAACCTCGCCTACCTTGGGATGATACCAGTCTTTGGGGATATAATTATAGCTCTTAGAACCCCTGTGAGATTCAGACATTTTTCTTCTAGTTTCATTTGAAACTATAGTTCCGGAAGAGCCCTCTCCCCCATTAGATCTGTTTAATAGTACTCCGGTTCCCAGGTCTTTCCTCCCGTATTTAAGTATAAGCTTCTCCTCCAACTCAAAGGCAGTTCTCTCATCGATATTCTGTTTGTATATTGTAATTCTTTCTTTGGGAGGAGTTCCACAGGGTCTCCCTCCATTTCTATAGGGTCGTTCCGGCCGACCCTTTCCAATATAGTAGGGAGTACCGTCCTCCCTAACGTACATGTAAACAACAAAATTCGTGTCTTCCATACCAAAAAGGCCTTCACCGGCCTGGATTCTAACACATTTTTCGTTGAAAGCTCTGTATAAATAGTGTTTTGCGAACTGAATGGCACCGTACACTCCACCCCCCGATTCACACGGTGTAGCTGATCAGTGCAGCCCAGCTTCAGTCGACTATTTTATAGACATTTTTGGTTACAACGAAGCCCTTGAGTTGTCGCGGCTCGAAGATCCCACTGCGAACACTATTAACTACGAAAAAATCCAACTCGCGTTGAATGATGCAGCTCTGCTGATACAGAGTTTTAGAGAGACTGCCCCGCCTGCAGGCAAGCTGTTAATTGCGGGGTCGTTTCGGCGTACTCAGGCCATTATTGCCCGCTGGTATTTAGATACCTTACGTCCTAGGCAAGCTGTTGTCGATGCGGCAGAGGCCGCACTCAAGCAGCTTGATATGTGGGCAAGTAAAGCAAGCCCGTCCACTGGTATTAAATGGCAAGAAGCGTATAGGTATTGGAACAGCCAATGTGCGATGGTTATGTCGAACACGCAAAGAGACCGGTCTCTTACCGATGTATCTCTGGCTAGGTGGGAAATGCGCTGGGGCACGAACAATCGCTGGAATCCATATCGGAGAAAGAACGCCGAAGTTATTAATAGTGTTACGGACAGAGGCCCTAGCGGCAACTTAAGCCGTAACGATGTCACTATAATCGGCGATAGTACACTAGCAGTTAACAAACTGTTTGATGAATTGGAAACAACCC